GTCATGAAATGGCGACCATTTTCATAACCTCGGACCAAGAAGTGATCCCCGACCATTTGGACGTTCGTGTAAAATCTCATTCTGTAAGTTTCAAGTAAGCTGCAACTACTTCTGGAGTTGGATCTGCAATAGTCAGAATATCACTAGATCGTATCATATATTCAGTTTGTCCTGATGCTTGAACCCAAGGTTTCATATCATCAATACCTAAGAATCTCATAGGTTTGATCAATCTACAGTCTGGATCTCCTATTGTAGCATCCAATTCTTCAACTTCACTAATCAGAACTGTATCAATTCCAACTAATAAACATTTAATATTCTCAGCCATTTACAACCTCCGTTTCAGATACTGGGATAGGATTAATTTTACTATTATACATTTCTAGCACACTATCTAGAGGATCACAAATAGTTGCAACAATATCAGTAGTCACAACAAATTCTTTATTTTTTGAAAGAATCATCCAAGGACGAAGAATAACATCCAACTCATAATTGTCAGATCCCCCACTCTCCATTAAGAGAGTTTTTTCTTGAGATTCAACGACTTGGGGTTGAGTTAGCATATATCCACGAACTTGTTCTTCTTGAACAACTTCTTTTGCATCTGCAATCAAGGTTTCTCCTGTTTTAAGGAGTATCATTTTTACTGTCATGATTTTTCTGTAACTTCCTTTTTGACATCTTGTTTTACTTTAACTTCTGCAGGATATTCGGGAGCAGGACGATACTTACGATACCTTACTGTTTCAAACGTTTCAAAAACCTCTTCTGGATTACCATAGCAGGTCTTCTTACGGATCTCTACAAATTCATCATAGGGATCAGACTTTACATCAGGATACTTCTTGTGTGCATCCTCAATTTTTTTCCTACTAATCACCTCATAATCAACACCATCGCCAGAGGTGGGTAGAACAACATCGACATACTCTTTCTTTTTAGCAGCCATGAAATTTTTTAACTTCAAGAGTATTATACCAATAAAAAAGAGGGGCGTCAACTGGATTTGGCCAGTTACCCCTCCGTCCATACGGCGACGATATTCTCTACTATTTAGAGATAATCTTTACGTTGATGATGTTCTGGAACAATCTTACCAAGATGAATATTCAGTAACCCATCCTCAAAAGCAACTGATCTAACTTCCGTTTCATCACTGAGGGTCCAAGATCTGGTGAAAGATCTTTGAGCCACTCCTCTGTGGACATATGTGGTTTCGGATTCTGTATCTTTTTTTTGTCCTTCGACAAAGAGTTTTCCGTCTTGGGTATAGACATTAATTTCTTCCTTTTTAAAACCAGCAAGTGCTAGTTCTAAGCGATATTCTACATTGCTTAGTTGAACTAGGTTATATGGTGGATAGTTAGTTTGCGTCTCGTGCAGCGTCCCAAGACGATCAAAGTAATCATCCATACCAATACTATACCTATTTATGCGGTCCATCAACTCAGGCAGATCCTTTGTATGAAACTTCATAAGGTTTCCCATGGTTATTAGCTCCTTTAAAAGCGAGTTTGTGTTGTGTGATCCCCGAAGGCAATCACATTTATTTATATCAAACTTCTAAAAATCAGGAGTTCGGTTTACCCTTCTTTTTATAAACTTGCTTTACTGGTTTCAAAGGTGTCTTCTGTGCAACAACTTTCTGATCAGTCTCAGGATCTCCTGTAGCAGGCATAGCATCAGCACTATGCGAATCTAAAGCATTATAATAGGCAGACCTTTTGCCATATTCTGGATGATAACCATCAATCTGTTGTGGTGTTGGACCATCAGGATATCCCATTCTAGATGGTTTATCTGGATAATCAATTTGAGTAGCAAGTTTACTTCTAACACGCTTCATTAAAGGATCATTAGGTGCGTTGAGTGTTTCTTGCTCCCATAAATGTTCTTCATTCTGTCTAGCAATCCTATCACTATATTCAGACTGAAGTATGCTTTCTTTCTTACCATTCTCATCAACAAGAAATAGTAAAGTATCCCCTACCATTTGTTCTTTACGAACTAATGTAAAATCTCCATACTTTTCCTTCAATCCTTTCTCACCACGCTTTCTTCCGGTTTCGGTAAGAATTTCCCAGAAATGATCTCCAGTACCAAGATGATCCAATACTTCATTCTTTCTTTCCTGAGAAAGTCTTGCATTGAAGTACTTATCTTGTTTAGTCCAAGTAGTTTCATCCATTTGTTTGAATGATGCAGGATTCTCTGCCTTCTGCATCAAGGTATCATATTGTGCATGAAGCTTACCATATGTTTTAGGGCGATATCCTTTTAACTTTTCTTTTTTCTCATCTGGAATAACAACCTCTTTTTTGATCTCACGAAGGATTCTACTGCGATTTTCTGCAAGCATCTGACCTTCAAGATCATAGGAGAACCTAATATTACGTATGTTCCTAAAATTTCGTAAACCATATTGGCGAGATCCAAGAGCACTACGAACTCTTGAACTAGTTCCTCCAGAAGGATCGTAGTATAAATATGGGCTTGTATTCGCTGGATCTACAACAGGTCGTTGAATTTGACGTTTAGGTGCTGGAGGTTTGCCCATCATACTAGAAGGCATCGACTTAATTGTCGTTCTTGTAGTTGGTTTAGGTTGTGTTGATCTTCTACCTCTAGTTGTAGGTTTTGTAGTTGTAACTTCTACTTTTCTAGTGCCCTTTGCTTGACCACTAGTATCTGCTGTACCTGTGCCTGTTTGAGCACGTATAAAGTCATCAATACCACCATCAAATGAACCAGACAATCTACGTTGATTCTTACTCCCACCTCTAACACCACCACCAACGATTGCGCCTTTGATAGGTACTCCATCTTTGGTAATTTGGTATCTTACGTGATCACCTTTACCACCTTTTATTGGTTCAAGAGTATAATCTTTACCTAACGCATTCTGTAATTTATCTTGCCCATCACCTACAGACATTTCTCTTCCTGACACTGCAGGTTTTGGTGCAAGAAGATCTGCAGCACCCAGTGCTGCACCAGCACTTGCCGCTGTTCTTGAAAAGTTACTAAAAGATTTATTAGTAGATCCTACAGATGATTGAGGTGTCGTTGGCAATTGGGATGCAGGAATGTTTGGAGTATCGCCAAATCCTGCTTGACCTGCTCTCTGACGTATCCTTTGTGCTGTAGCAGTTCTAGCATACTTAGGGTCAAATGCTTTCTGAAAAATTCTTTGACCCTGCTGGAACTTTTGAGGAGATACAGCAGATTGTGGTTCGGGTCCACCAATACTTCTTGCACGAGGAGGAACAACAGTACCAAGAACACCACCTGGTTGACCACCTCTTCCTTGTGCTCCACCGAAAGGATTAGAACCATATTCTACATATCTTGAACCACCAGTACCAGGTCTAAGTGGATTTGGTCCACGCCGACCAACCGTTGGTGAAGAATATACCTGTTTTGGTCCAAGAGGACTTAGTATACCTCTACTACCTCTGTGAAGATCTTGACCACCTCTTAATGATTGATATCCAGATCTTGGTACTCCTGTTGCACCAATTCTAAAATTACTTCCTCTAGCTAATGATCCAGGACGGTACGAGGGTACCCGTGCTCCGCCAAGCTTCATCGCAATAGCGTTAACTGTGCCGTCAATAATAGGTCCCCATACAGGATGAGCAATAGCAGCATCAAGTTGCTTTCCCCATTCAGTTTTTGAATAATCTGGTAGGTGAATCTTATCTAAAAGATTTTTTACTTGATCTGGAATAGGAATATCGTCATAAAGAGTATTTTTTAAAGGTTTTAAACGAAGATTTTCAGTTTCGCCGTCAAGAGCTGGGTTGTAATTATTTCTCCAATAGTCAAATATTGCATCATTTCTTTGTTGTACTAATTTTTTCCTCTCTTTATTAGCAGTTTCATCATCACCAAAAGCAGGACCAAACTTTTCTTTCCCCAGGATGTAGTTATTATTATATGGATCATTGAGTGCAGTACGCTCCACTTGATCTATGCGCTCTAACTCGCGCATTATATTTTGGAATTCCTGCCGTGCCTGCTGTTCCGCCTCTCTCTGTATCTGCTCATTTCCGCTTCTAATAATCTCATCTCTACTATATCCATTTTCAGCAGCTTCGTCTCCACCACCGCGCTGATAAGCATCATAGAATGGATTGTCAGGGGTCATTTCCCCACTTCTTTCACTACTTACAGTTCCATCATTGTAATAATACTTCTTCTCCCACTTACCAGTCTTTTCGTTCTTAACGAACATATATCCAGTTAAACCCCAGTTAGGATCTAATCCCCTTGCATGATTTGTTGCAGGATCTGATGTTGTTTCAGTCCTTCGTTTTGGCACTCCAGTTATGACGCAAGGATATCTACCAAACTGATCAGGAGCTTGTGATGGAGGACCTGGATAAAAAGCGTAATAGTTGTATGTTGATGGATCGTTAGATGCACCAGATTGTTTTTTTATATCCCTAAACCAAACTGCTTGTTCAAGTGTCAGCTGCCCGTAAGAGTTGAATGTACCAGAACCAGAAGTAGCATTTCCTGCTGTTCCATTCCAATCAGACAACTTACCATCAATACGCCCAAGGTTCACCATTTTACGATCTGATTGGCGGATGTAACCAATCATCGTCCAAGGATACGACCATGTATAATACATAGCCGCCATAGGACCAAGAATGTAACTAGTATCTCCAGGTGGTTCTTCAGTCAGAATAGTTCCATCTGGCATAAAAAGACCAGAGGTATCTCTCTTAGTTGCATTAGTATCACCAACGGTCAAATCTACTGGATTAAGATTTGGATTTAGTTCAGTTGTTGTGGTGCTATCTGGTTGGTCAATATAAATCTGCGTTGTATTATTAGTAGGAATTTCACTAAGCAAATGAAGTTTCTCATCAATCGTAGTTGACTTCAGATGCGTCAGTGCGCGATTAAATTTATTTGATCGACCCTTTTCCATTTAATATCAGTTTCCCGTATTTGTATTTATTATCCTATCACAGGTTGCATTTTCAACACATCCCTCTGGCCAACCAACTACTGTTATCCTATTGTTAGTTGCATTACTATTAGTAACTTCAATACCGTGCCAAATGCCAGGATTGATCCAAATAAATCTATTGGGAGTTGGTTGTAAAGTATCAACTTCACAATCTCTAAGTTTTAATCTTCCACCCCAATCATTTCCCCATTGTGGGTGTATGTAATAAACATATCCACCAAAATCCATATGATATCCATCATTAGCAACTTCTCTATCAAAACCAACAGGACAAGTGTTTATAAAAGAATATAAAGGTATTGTCTGTTTCCAGTGATCCTGCCAGATTCCCATTTCTTGTGTTCTTTCATCAATCCATCCAATTATTTCTTCATAAAAAGGATCTCTCCACTCATTAAACAAATCAGTGGAGAGAAAATTAGATTGATTTACATGATCAGTAATATATTGCCACTTATCAGCAGATAAAAAATTATCAACTATGAAAGCGGCAGGTCTTTGACTCATTTTATGAGAGGATTATTTTACTATTTATCTTTACTCGGTAACTTCTACCTTTTTCTTTTTCGCACCAATATTGTATTTAGTTTCGAGAATCCAGTCTTGCTTGTCTTTGTAAGCAAGTACTTTAATCTGATTAAGCGGAGCGATATCTTGAATTTTAGAGACATCTACGATACCAATAAGACCCCAATCTGCAAGCAGTTGAGCTATACGATTACGACGCTGAACATCGTTAACAGTAAGATTAGCATGCTTGCCATCTAAAGCAAACAATTCTTTAAAATGTACAAGAAAATATCTTCCTTGTTTATGTAAAATATGGCAGGATTGATAGATCTTCTTTTCCTTCCTTGATGCCACTCCAATTCTAGTCAAAGTTTCACGCACTTTCAAAAAGTCGTCAGGTTCATTAAGAACCACTTCAACCATTTGCTCAGGTGTCCACTTCACTTCGGGTTCTTGAACCACGCTCATCTTTTTCCTCCAATGTCAAATTTCGATTTAATAACGTTAAGTTGTTCTTCTGTGAGAATGTTCAAAGCTTGCTTTGCCTTTTCATTACTATAACCATAATGACGTTTGACATAATCAAGGTCTTTGATTTTATCTTGTCGGAGCCAGGGAGAGAATCTCTTCTTTTTCCTGAGACTATTTAGATAAAAATCATATTGCATTTTCTTTGGAAGAAAATTGTACTGATTCATCTCATTTGCAAACATAATTGCATCAAGATGACCAGAAAAACAACGATTGACAATGTATGGAGGATATTCTTTTTCAAGTGAAGGATCTTCATCAATCAGATTTTCCTTAGTCTGATTAATTGAATTAAGCCAATCTTTAAGTTCCATCAGTCAGTTAATCCTTCGTCTTTTAATTTACTGTAGTTGTAGCACCCATCAAAGTTAAGTTTGATCTTGGGACCTAGATTATAATTAAAAAGTAAAAGTTCCTTACGTTCTTTTTGTTCTTTCATATACTCACCCACAGAACGCATTGTATAAGTAAGATCAAATTCACCAGTTTGATAATCTGTAAAGCGATCTTTAATCAACTGTGACGAATTATAAGATATTAGTTGAGGTCCAATGAACCTATCACAAATAGTAGCAAATCCATCGTGATCAAATAACTTATGCATATCTCCCCTTTTACCATAAAGATTTGACGCAATCTCATATGGGGGATCAAGGTAAGTAAAGCACTTTTTATCATCAGATAAAAGTTCTTGATATCTTTTATTAGTTATTTTCCAATTTTCAATAATTTTAGAATAACCAGGAAGTTTGTCTATTCCTCGCTGTGAGAAGTTGCTGTTGGATGCTTGTGCAGAAAAGGATGAGGATTCAGTGAGACCAGAGAAAGAGCACTTGTTAATAATAAAGAAACTAACAGCACGATGAAAGGATTCTGTTCTTTTTTCTCCATAATTTAAATATTCCTTAGCTTCAAGAAATAACTTTTTAGCAGATTCTGGATCTGGATGACGACATTTTAGATCAGTCAGTTCATCACACATTCTTTGACCATTGTCCCTTAACTCACACCAGAAGTTATAGAGAGGTTCATAAAGATCATTAACCCAAATATTCAAATGCGGGTATTTCTTAGTAATATGTATCGCTACACTTCCCCCACCAAGAAAAGGTTCACGATATTCTTTATACCCATCAAGATTAGGAATGTATTGATCTAATTTTGTGCAGGCACGGGATTTACCCCCTGGATACCTGAGGGGAGTCTTCAGAGATTTCATAATCAGGTTTGTTGTATTTCAAATATTCCCAAAAGGTCAGTTTCATTTCCTTATGGGTCATACCACAATGTTTTGCAGCAGCAGGTAGAGTCATTTTAGCACGGAATAGTGCTTCATTTGCCTCTTGAACATTTTGAGGTGTAGTCTTGAGTCTTGGTTCTACTAACGTACTCTTATCAATTTTGAAAAAACTCATAACAGATCTCCATAAGGAGTATTATCCCTATGAAGAAGAACTCCATCAACCTTATTGAGTAGTTCTCTCATATCGCTATGAAGAACACGATATCCAGTTCCAACATAAAGTTGCCCCAGAACAACTGCAAGAGTAGCGACTCCCCAGAAAATATAATAGTGAGATGATTTCATTTGTGCCAGTGATTTAGTTTTTTTAATTTTCATGATCAGATGACCAACTTTTTACTTTGAGGTACGACAAGTTTACTACCAAACATTTCGTTATATTTACTAGAAACATCCTCTTGAGTTTCTACTACATATACAACATGCTTTTTAGATATTGTAATCTGTGGTTCATCCTTACTGATGACAGTTGCCCAAGGAGCAAAACCAACACCCTGTGCGCTAGGAATAACTACAAGACCATTTTGAATGGTGATCTTATCATCAGTTTGAGAGAGGACCTCTGCGATGATTTCTTCACCAGTAATAATACGAATTAATTTTACGTCAATCATTTTTTAAATTCAAATTCTTTAATTAGTCGTTCAACTTGTTTTTTACTTGTTCCACAGGGAGCATTCTTCAAGCAAAGTAGAATACAATCTCTGTCAGAAATCAGAGGTTTTTGTGTCCATACAATTTTGTCACTCATTTTTATCCCCACCTATTTTCCATCCCATATCACACTTATTGCAGATACCATACTCTACCATAGTACATTCCCACCCAGAGTGACAAATTTTACATCCTTTTCCACCACAGTTATTACAAACAATATGTTTTTGTTCACTCATTTAGAATCCTCCACCCTTAGACTTTTTCTTTTTAAGATGGTTTTTCATATCTGCTTTTGATTCGGAAAGAATCTCTTTCAATCCTTTTTCATCATAGTGATCACAGAGTTGAAGCATACGATCTAGAGCATATTGAAACTGAGAACCCTTATTCATTTTACTGAGTAGATAATGTGCTACATCATATCTGAGTTCTTCTAGTTCGTTCTCAGTCACTTGAATTCACACTCCACCATAATTTCAGTAAGGCAAGCAAGCATATTGATCTCTTGATCTGCTACAAATGCTGCCTGGTACTGATACTTAGCCAGAACAAGGACAGCAGCAGGGATACTACCAGGAACCAAGGATTCGTAAAGAGAATCATAGATGCGACGAAGAAGTACAGTAGTATCATTGTCCAGATTACTAACGATCCACTTTCGTACCTCAGCAAAGTTTTTAGTCTTGAGATTTTTGACCAGTTCATTTACAGCAACATCAGAGAACGTAGAAAGGATGCCAGAGTCAATCTTTCCACTAACGGAGTATCGCTGAATCTCATTGAGAACACGACGCCAATCGGGGAAATGTTTGTTAACAAGTTCTACCAGGACCTTGTTATCATATTCAATACCTTCTGTATCCAAGATTTCTTGGAGACGCTTGAAGAATTGAGCGGCAATGGATTGTCTGTCTTTTCCTTTAATTCCAAACTCAACAACGGCACATCGGGAGTGGAGGGGTTCAAGGATCTTATTTTTGTAGTTACAGGTAAAGATGAATCTGCAGTTACCAGCAAACTCCTCAATAAACGCCCGTAAGAGGAGTTGTACATCGTTGGATGTGTTATCTGCTTCATCAATAATGATGACTTTGTGTTTTGCAGTTGAAGAAAGCGAGACGGTCGAAGCGAAAGATTTCGCATTGTTTCTGACCGTATCGAGGAAACGTCCTTCATCGGATCCATTGATGACATAGCAATCTACTCCAAGTTCATTGCAGAGAGCCTTCGCGACAGTGGTCTTACCAATGCCTGGAGGACCAGCAAGCAACATATTGGGAATCTCTCCTTTATCTAGGAAAGATTGAAATGTCTTTTTAGTATTGTCAGGGAGTATACACTCTTCAATTGTTTTTGGTCGATACTTCTCAACCCAAATAAAATCACTCATAATCATTCCAAATGTTTTTTATCAACCAAAAGTTGAGTCAGGTTCAAGAGCAATATAATATTTAAGATTGTACTTTGTATTTGTAAACTCCGAAAGCAGTTTTGAAGAAACAATTACATCATAGGCACCAGGAATAATCTTGATGTTTTCTACTTTGAAATTGAAAGAGAAATCTTGATCAGTTTCACCAACGATGATAGCGTATTGATTAGAGGTGTCATTCTTTTTATCATGAACCACCAGTTTGATCACACCCGCTTCACCGACAGCAGAAAGATCGGGGAGTTGATAAACCTGCGCTGCTTTGACAAGTTTTTCCAGAGAAGCACTGTCAAGTTGGAAGCAAACATCTTGCGTAGGAAGATTAATTTCTTTCTCAGGAGGAGAAACAATCACAGCAGGATCAGCGTAGAAATACTTAACACGACGCTTTCCTTCTTTAATACTCAGATAAGAATCTTGATTAAAGTCCAAATCTGGATCTTGATGCAAACTCAATCCGTTGAGAAACTGATTGAGATCGTAGATAGCAAAATCACGAGGAAATTGTTCCTTAATATCTGCTTCGGCAAGAATGTTCTTCGCAACAGAAATAGTACGAAGACGATTACCCTCTTTAACCAAAATAGAGTTATTGATGCCAGCAAAGTTCTTGAGAACAGTGAGGGTATTGTCAGATAGTTTCATAGTATTGGAGGTCAATTTCATTGGGGATAGGTGTCGCGAATTGAGGATTTGTCAGAGAAGTGAAGGAGAAGCAAACCGTAGTGGAGGATCTTAATGATATCACGACGGGCAGTGCCTTTCTTATCATAACGAGAGGCATACTTGAGGATGTTGGATCTGCAGAATGCTTCAGCATCACCACAAGCATCAATCAAATCTAAGGTTTGAATAGCATCATTACCTGCAGAGTAATGTGCATTGTAGGTTGCAGAAATATAATCTTTTAGTTCTTTGAGGAGTTCTTCCTCACTATATTTGAACCGATTAGGGTTGTTGTTGCTCATATCAAGATTTAAAGTAATTGCTCCAGTTGTTTGTTGCCCAGAATTATCGGGATTATGTTGGTAAGAAGGATACTTATCCATTTTTAATTCATCATATAGAAAGGACCAAGCATTAGTCATTATATCAAGAGAAAGTTTGAACGTCAACTGTCTCTTGATTAGGCATTTGGAAATCAGCATCAACCTTATCGTACAGTTCAAGGAATGCTTGCTTAGTTTCATCGTCAAAGCGATTCACGCAAACTTGAATTGCCTTTGCCTTATCACCAAAGATTTTGTAAGCACGGACAATGTGAACCAAGCGGCGAGTACTAATAATTTCCTCAATACCACCATCGTAGAAAGTCTTACGAATAATATCTGCCCAATCAGAAAGACGCTTGCAGAAGTTTTCGTCGGCACAAATCTTGTTCAAGATCTTAGTTTCAATAGCAGCAGAAGGATATTCCTGCTCAAAGGTCACTGGGAATCGTTCAAGGAAGGCTTCGTTGAGCACGTTAGTTCCAATAAATCGTCCATCATCTGAACCTTTACCTTTAGTGTTTGCGGTTGCGATGACGTTGAAACCTGCACTGGGACGGATAAACTGTCCAATTTTCTTGAGGAAGACTCCATTTCCTTCAAGAACGCTTTGGAGACAGAGAATTTTATTAGAGGCGAGGTCGATCTCATCAAGGAGCAAGACAGCTCCTCGCTGGAGGGCTTCAATGACTGGGCCATTGTGCCAGACGGTTGCACCATCAACAAGGCGGAAACCGCCAATAAGATCATCTTCATCAGTTTCAATAGTAATGTTTACACGAATAAGTTCTCTACCCAACTGAGCACACGCTTGCTCAACTGAGAA